AGCTTGCTCAGAAGTTTCCTTGAGACTGAGTAGCCACAACAAGATATCTATCTGTCCCTTCTTGAAGTTAAGCTGCGCTTCAGTAGAGACTTCAAACAAATTATTATATTGAATTGACATCTTGTCTGCATCTTCCATTAGGTCTTTCCAACCCTGGGAGGACATCATGTCAAATCTATCTTCGTAGTATTTCTGGAGATCTTTATCCACTAGGAGATCCTTATATAATTTTCTTAACTGTATCTATTATACCACATATTTTAGAATTTGTCAAGTTAATTTTGCATTTGCTTGTTGACAATCTTTTCTTTAGATGCTATCTCACGTTCTTTCAGGAGTAGCTCAGCTACCTTGGCCCTACGCTGGAACTCATTCTCTGCGTTGTCTGGGAGGTTGGTAGCAATGGACTGGACCACTTTAGCCCTAGTTTGCTCAGGCATAAGCTGTGCCTCAACCAGAGTCTTCTGAGCCTTGGCCTGGGACTCTTGGGCGTTAGCTTGAGACTCAGCAGCCCTGGCGTTAAGCTCGTTAACCTGAGCCTGCAGTAGTTGCAACTGGATCTGAAGCTGAGCCTGCTGAGCTTGCTGCTGCTCTGGGTTAGGCTGAGCCATCTGCTGGAGCTGCTGTAGCAACTGCTCACGGTTAGACAGGCTAGAGGACTGGACAATACCAGACAGGAGTAGGGGTACAATGGGAGACTCAGGTCCAAGGGTCTGTAGCAAACCAATGAACTGCTGCTGCTCGTATTCCTTGGCAATCATACCTACAGAGCCAGACGGAATAAACTTAAAGTCTTTGCTTGGATAGCGGTCAGGATCAAACTGCATGTAGCGGTAGGCTACTTTCTTGACCAAAGGAATAATAAAGTCTTCTTGGAAGTTTAGCAATGCCTGCTTGTTCTTCTTGACAAGAGCAGACATAGCCAAAGACATACCAACTCCACCAGCTCCTTGTCCGCCTGCAGCTGCGCGGGTGAGCTCTGCTGAGTCTAGAGTACCAGTTGCCTTCAGCAGCATGGCCTCAAAAGCTTTAGCAGTCTCGTAGTTGGAAGCGTCAGTCTGACCAAACTTAAATGGTTGGAGAATCTCTGACGGATTGCCGTTGACCATGATGGTCTTTCCTGGCTGGATGGTAGTCTTCATACCACGAGGAAGCTTGGTAGCATCCACAGCCATCATTGGGGACGTGGTTAGGGCCAGGGAATCTAGATGGCTACGAAGCTGGGCGTCAATAGCCTTTTGCATGTTGTAGCCCTTCTCAACCGTACCCACACCCCAGAACCTACCAGGGACAGTCTCAGGACGATGAGATACAATAGGACGATCTGCCATCATGTAAGGCGTAGCTTCAGCTTTAAGCAAATGCTGATCGTTAGCAATAACCACGATAGCCTCTACCAAATCAGATACTTGGTCAGCTTCTGAGTCTTCAGGGAAGAGGTCAACTACTTCGCCGCCTTCGTTCTCTAGCTGCTCAAGGTATTCACGTGGAACCAGACCATAGTAGCGCAGAACCTTAACCTTGTCATCTTGGAAGATGGACTCAGTAGCGGTAGGCTCCAGGTCAGTATCATCATACATAGGTTCGATGTTAACTTTACGGTAGATACCATCTTCGATACCTTTAACAATCTTAAACAGGCTGGTGTATTCCTCAACAGCTACACCTAAAGCCTCATCAATAGACTCAGCGTTGGGGTCAATGAGGAAGTTACGGGGGTGAATCATTTTGATTGGTACAGAGGTGCTCTCTTTTTCCTCTACACCAAACGCAGCCATAGGTGAGCCAGGGATCTGCTGCGTGGTAGGGATCTTTTCAATCTTGGTCTTGACCAGAATCTCAGCACAAGCGGTACCAAAGATCTCACCAGTACGAGCTACGTCCTTAATGACACGATCATAGCCATCAGACTTCATGTCTTCTTTGAGCTGAACCTTCATTTGCTCAACATCTACTGGCTGCTGGTCAGCTGCGTCATCACGAATGTCAAAGAAACCTTGAGGACCGGACATAGCCTCTAGCATCTCAGCGGTTTTGTTCTCTACGGCCTCACGGATAGCGGGAGTAACGATACGTGAACGCTCAGAGTCACGGGTTTTGTCCTCATCAGACCAGATACCGTAGTACAGACGCTCGTATTCGTCCCACTTACGCAGGAAGTTGGTGTCTCTCCAGTCCCTCCAACGATCACAATGGTCTACAACAAAGGCTACGAGGTCTTTGTCAGACTCTGTTACCTTCTCTTCTTCAATGCTCTTCATGTTTTCAGCCATGGTTATAGTCCTTGGGTGGTATCTTCAAATGGATCTTGGTAGTTGGGGTTTTCTACGCTACGCATATCAATAGATTGCCCCTTTGGTGTGGTAAGTTGAGCCCTGGTGATACCACGTTTCTGTGAAATTGGGTCAGTCAGGAAGGTTTGTAGGAAGTTTGTACGCAAAGCCACTGAAGGTTTCAAGAATCGTAGCTCCACGTTACGTGATTCAGCTTCACCGCCAATAGAAAAGTACTTCTGATACGCTTTGTCTAGCTGCTCAGGCGTAGCTTTTTCCTCTGGTACCTCAAGAAACTTCTTATAGTCACCACCAAAGGTAAACTTTTCTAGTTTTTGGATAGCGTGTTGGGTTTCATGGAGGATAGTAGCAATGACTTTGTCCTCATCGCCGTCAATAAAACCCTCAGAGTTCTTATTAACATGTACCGTATTGGTATTAGGATCAAAGAAACCACCTTCAGTTCTTTTTCCTTTGTAAAACTTAACATTCATGTTCTCATACTGAGGGTAATATTTATAGAAAGTAGGATGACTAAACACATCTTTCATCACATAGTCTTTCTTTGTATCCATTTCCCCAGGCTGAATTAGAATTTTAGACTGTGAATCGTCAATCTCAGTCTTAACGTTACCGTTCTCATCAAAGAAATAACCAGTCTTAGCAATGATATCGTCAGCAGCTTCACCACGATCGAACATCTTCTTGGCAATCTTGAAGTTTTCTTCCATGATGTCTAGCTGTTCGTCAGTCATACCTCCGCTCATAGCCGCAGAAGTAAGACCTTTTCTGCCAACAATAAGCTCAGGATCAGCAAGACGAGACAACTGACCTTCATCAATGCTGTCAGTCTCAACACCACCTAAGCTTTTACGAATAGAGGTATTGAGCTCGGGAGCAATGTCCCTGAACATATTACCTACAATGTTACCTAATGCCATGTCAGTATCCTGAGATTAAGTCTAGCGGTTGATAATCGTCTTCTTCGTCATCCATCTCAAAGGGCATGATAGCCATCTGATCGATGTAACTCAAAGAATCAATTAAGTCATCATGCACCGAAGGCGTGGGAAAGTTAAGAAGCTGGTCCTTAAACTCTTTTACCCACTCACCTTCTTTTAATACTATCTGTCCGTGTTCAAACCTACCCTGCAACGCCCAGACAATCCTATCTGCTTTCTTCTTATTACCGTGGGTAAGCTCTATGATACGTGGGTAGATCCCTAGCTTTAGCATCAGTTCTTGCATGTAGGGAAGAACTGCATTCTTCAGAGCACCCTTCTCAATCCCTACCAGCTGTACTTCGTATGCTTTTGCTAGCTTAAGGATTCTGTTAGCAGTCTCCTTAATATCCCACCTACCATAATCAATCTTCTCTACCCACCAACCACCATCATGTACTTTAACCAGGGAGATAGCAGTTTGGTCTAAATGCTTTTTCTTGTTGCTAGAGTTCTTTGCTACGTCTTCAAAGCCAGCAAGATCAACTGCAATATAATGAGTACCAAAGTCAGGCTCTTCATCTTCGTCTGCTACCTTAATCCACTCTTCCTTAAAGAGGTCTGACTGCGGGGCTTCAAAGCTGGCTAGAAACTCCTGCCTGAAAGAAAAGCTGGACATTGACGATTTAGCAACCTCAATCTCCTCAGGATCCAGCAACGGGTTATCAAGGGAGGTGAAGTGCCATGCCTTCCAGTCTTTCTCTTTACCTGAACTTCCCATCTTGTAAAGATCATAGAAGTGATTACGTCCCTTGGGTGTACCAATAAATATTGCTTTACCTTTTAAGTCTGCTAAGGCAGGTCTTAGGATCTGCTCAAACACTTGGGGTTTAATGTCTGCGTACTCATCCAAGACTAGAAACTTTAGTGCCACACCCCGCATGGTTTCCGGCCTATCTGCGCCCTTAAGACTGATAGTACTGCCATTAACCAGCTTTACCTGCATGTTATTCACATGACTACCACCAATGACTGGATGAGCAAGCTCAAGCAGTTGCTGCCACATAATATCACGGGCCTGCTGCTGAGTAGGGGCTACATACCAGACATGACCTTTTTCTGCTTGTAGTGCCTCAACGATTAACGCCCACGCTGCCATACGAGACTTGCCAGTACGGCGACCAGCAGCAATGACTTTAAAACGATGTCCATCATTCCACACCTCTTGCTGCCAAGGAAGTAACTTAATCTGGAGATCTGTCATTTCCAGCCTTCCTCTTCTTGGTAGTCTACATCTTCTGCGGATTCTACGGGTTCAGCTTCAGTTATCTCCGTAGTTCCGCCGATACCCGAGATGGTAATGTTAATCCCACCCCTACCAGCAACCTTCTCTTTTTCAAAGTACGACATCGGTAAGAGACGATCAACACACATCTTAAGACAAGCAACCTGATCCTTATCCTCGTTGTCCAAGGCTTTCTTAAGGATCGTGTTAATGATCTTGTCACCCGTGGTAGCTAACAGGCGAGCATGAAACTCCCTGATTCTAGCGGCCTCGCCAGGAGGTCTACCACGTGTTTCTCTTTTCTTCTTTGCTTCAATTGCCGACTTTCGTGGGCGGCCCTTCTTAACTGTAGGGACAGCAGTCTCTACAATTGAAGACAAAACATCCTGATCTTTTAGGGACACTTTAGTGTTTCTCCTACTAAGTATACTAAGTATAACTTATAATAATTATTAAAAATTATACTAAGTATACTAAGTACTACTATGCAGACAGTAAGTAGATGAGATTAATGATCATGATATCTAGGGTACTTAGTTCTGCATAGTTGTTTAAGAATGCTATTATTATAGCATATTTTTTAAGATTTGTCAAGTTCTTTTTACTTAGAAGCTGCTACGCAGTGCTCAGAACCTCTCCCTTTTCTCTACATAGGCTGCTTCGCAGTGCTCATTTTACTTTTTTATATAATATCATAGACTTAACCTTTCTTTTGCATAGACTGTTCTGTCACTATTTAAACCCTATTTCACCCTTTTTTGTAGCTGCTAGGGTTCATAACGCACCTAAATGTTTGCGTAGCCCCTCCCCCGGTGTCTAAATGATAACGATTCTCATTAGCACTATGCAAGAATCATGCCAAGTTTAGAGAGACCCTACAGAGTCTAGGGGAATGAGAGAAAGTGGTTGACATGGTCCCTAAAGCGTGAGACTATGGTGTCACGTTAGATAGTTATCTAACCTACTTAAACCCAATGGAGGACACCATGCAACAACAAGTCGGAAAGTACACAGCCTACTACAAGGACCTGATAAGCCTATACGATGGACGTGGTAACATATATTTTGAGCATGACACCAAAGGTGAGGAGGACTGCTGGATCGTTCACATAAACCAGGGAGTTGCAGTCGACTATGAGTCGGGAGAGCCAGCAAAAGTCATGCTAGAATGGCTCCACAGTAAAGGGATCGATACCAGTCGAATCGGATACTAGGCCTACTGAAGAGCCCTTAATGGGCGAAACCCTAGTGATAGGGTCTAGGTCAATAACTTAAGGAGAATGCCATGAATTTCAACCATCAAGGTCAAGCGCTTGCAAAGCTTGAAATCGGTCAAGGTGCTAAGTGCGTGGAGATTATCAAATCCACCATGAACACAATTGCATCAGACGATCAGATGAATGAGTTTCTAGATAGTTATCTAAACTATCGGATCAATCAAGGGATCGAAGACGAGAAAGAATCAAAGAATTACAGATCCAGAGTTAAGGCGATTGTCAAGAATTGGAAAGATAATGACAAGCGTAAGGCGATATTCGAATATGATACAAAATCGGTTCAAATGCTTGCCAAGTATGCCCGAGACTTGAACAAGAAACCGAAGGACGAAGGCGAAGAAGAATCAGAGGAGGGCACGACAGAGGAAACCCTGATGTCTAGGGGAGACATAGCAGCCCAACTCGATCGACTGGCCCAGCACTTGATGCATTACGATCAGGATCTGGCTCAGCGTCTGGTGGTCATCGCCAGTGAAGTGGATGAGATGGCGACAGTCTAGGGAGACTGGGGAGACGAGCGAAGCGAGCCATTGCAGAGACCCAAACTCTGCAGTGGTTTTCTTCGAAAATCCCCAGTTTCTTTTAAGTCTTATCACTTGACAATTGTGTTTGTTTGTGTTAGTATGTGTTCACGTTAACTGAAAAGGAATCAAATCATGTTTAACCTTATTAAAGTCTCTATCCGTTTTAATCGTGTTTTGTCTAATCGTGGTGGACGTTTCTTGTCTATCTACGCCAAGGGTGTAAAATATAATGGTAAAGTCTTGACAAGTAACCCATTCTATGCTAAGGTGCAGTTGTCTCGTACAGGTCCTAACCGAATCGTGTATGTAAAGAATTGGTCTGTGTCGTTCGTAATTGCAGACCATGCAGCACACTTTGCAAAGTAATACTTAGATAGACTATCTAAACTACGGAGGGTAACATGTTATCCCGAACATCTAAACTGGGTTGTTTGTCTTGGTCTTTGCAGGCTTTCGAGACGTGCCCTGGCTCTATTGACAATGGCGAAGTGGTTGATGCCTGTAAGTTCTGCTATGCCAGGTCTGGTATGTATCACATGCCTAATGTCAAGAAGGTCAGGGCAGAGAACAAGGAAGACTGGAAAGCCCTTGACTGGGTGGATCGTATGGTAGATAGTCTATCTAAAGAGACTCACTTCAGGTGGTTTGATTCTGGGGACATGTATGCCCTTGACCTAGCACTAAAGATCTATCGTGTTATGTTAAAGACTCCGCATGTGAAGCATTGGCTACCTACTCGTATGCATAAGTTTGACAAGTTCAAGCCTGTTATATGGGACATGCAGAGACTACCTAATGTGGTGGTTCGTCTGTCTTCTGATAGTGTGACAGGTGAGGTCTTGACAAACACCATGCCTAGCAGTACAATCGTGCCATATAGCGGGTTCTTATCTGCAGAAATTGCATATGAGTGCCCTGCATACAAGCAAGACGGTAGGTGTGGTACCTGTCGTGCATGTTGGGATGCAACAGTAAGCGTTATTGCATATCCGTACCACGGCAAATCGAAGTCTAAGGTTATCAAGATTCTATCTGTGAAAGGCTAAGCATGAGCAAGTATTATGTAAGTACTGACAAGATCAACGATACTCTAAGGGACTGGGCAGTCGAAGACGATTGTGGTCATATCATATTCGATGACTATCAGTCTCTCTTAATCCTAATTGAGAAGTTAACTGGTCTTGAGATCATAGGAGTAGAAGAATGAAACTATCTAACTTTATTGATGTGCTGGCATTCTTTGCTGTCTTGTTCTTTGTGTCTGTTATTGCGAAAGGTTTGGTATCTTGAAAACTAATGATCTAAAGCGTGGCTCTCGTGTGCTATTGACAAATGGCTGGGAGGCTGATATTATGGACAACATGAAGGGTCAGACCAGACTTGCCAAGGTGTATGGTGACTTCACTGACATTGGTTCTGTCTACTCTCATGACATAAAGTCTGTGAAGATTGGTGAGGAGTGGTTCCCTATCGAGCACACCGACACTCAACTTAAACTTAAAGAACAACTCAAGAAGATTGGATTCTAATATGACCAAGTATTTATTCAAGGTACAGCGCGTCACTCAAGTCTGGACTTACGTTGAGTCTACAGCAGAGACTGAGGATCAGGCATACGAGAGGGTATTAGAGCGTCTGAATGATGGCAAGATTACCTTTGATGTGCGTAATTCTAGCACTGTCTCATTTGATATTAACTGTCACGATGTATTGGAAAATAATGTTTGACTTCAGCCTTGGTACGTGGATCCTTATCCTGTCTACTGTGTTATACGTGGCTGCTGGTGTGGCCTTTGCATTCGAGGGTAAGGTAGGTTTGTCCGTTGCTTACGTGGCGTATGCTATCGCTAACGTGGGCTTAATGATTGTTGCTATTCAAGGGAGTTAACATGGTTAACCGATTCAAACTAGAGGATGTAATCTACCAGTCAGATATGTCTCATGATCTAAAGTCTGCATTCGAGAGGCATTGTGATGGGGATGTTATGTCACGAGATGCTGTTGACAATATGTTGATGGGTCTGTGGCAACTAGCAGAGCTCAGGCATTGGAAGCTCCTTGATACATTCTGTCGTGAGTTCGAGCTTGATCAGTACTGTCAAGATCCTGAGGTGCTGGCATTGCGTGAGCGTGTTAACATTAAGGATGGTAAACTCAAGGAGGATGTAGAGTGACGCTAAGTATTGATGTTAACAAGACAATCTCAATAGTAAGAGGTTTCCAATGAAGACAGAAGAAATCATAGAGACAGCAATACAAGGCCACGCAAGCACCAGAGACGCAATCAGATGGGCTATTGAGCAGGAGCGGGAGGCATGTGCGAAGATGGTTGAGCCATTGGATGAATCGTTGGCAGATGAAATCAGAGCAAGGGGTGAGAAATGAGCATCTCAGCAATGAAGCAAGCATTGGAGGCTTTGGAGGATGCTGCGGCGCTTTTGTCTGCTGAAGACTACAGTACCGCCTTTCAAGATGAAGCCATCACCACACTACGCCAAGCCATCGCAGAGGCAGAGAAGCAAGAACCTGTGGCGTGGGAGGGCATACGAGAAACTGTAGAACTCAGAGGCAGTCACTCAGAAGAATACGAGGAAGGTTTCTGGGCTGGACTACGAGCGTATGAAGACAAGCTGAGAGAACAGGACTGGTACGGTCAGCATCAATGGCAGTGTGGCTATGAGCGTGGATGGGATGCGGCTATGGAGAATAGGCATGAGTTTGAATGCCCGAGGTGTGGGCATTGCTGTCAACAGCGTGAATGGGTTGGGCTGACGGATGAGGAGATCATGGAAGTCGTTGATCAAATCACTACATATCGAGGCGAATACATGGTTTGCGTTGGGAATGCCATCGAAGCCAAACTAAAAAAGAAGAACACATGAGCAAAAAACTTAAAATTGATTATGGAACATGCTGGCCAGACGAATATGATTGGGAAACTCAATTTGCCGAAGCATTAAACGGTGCTTACGGATTTGTCACAGTGGATGCTGGTAAGTTAAGAGGAGTTGCGTTGGCGTACAAAGAACTTCGTGAATCCAAGAGGCTGGTTTTTGTTGGGCTGA